AACATCACCGGTGGCAACATCTTAACAGGTGGATTAGTTAGTGCAACAGGAACTGTAACTGGTAGTTCAGTACTGGGTTCTGTAGTATCTGCGTCAGCTAACGTCACCGGTGGCAACATCTTAACAGGTGGATTAGTTAGTGCAACAGGAACTGTAACTGGTAGTTCAGTACTGGGTTCTGTAGTATCTGCGTCAGCTAACGTCACCGGTGGTAACTTGTTAACTGGTGGATTGATATCTGCTACATCAACAATCACTTCGGCAGCTAACATCACTGGTGGCAACGTCTTAACTGCCGGACAAGTTTCAGCAACTGGTAACATCACTGGTGGCAATGTTACCACCGGTGTATTGAATGCCACTACCGGTAACTTGTTGGTTGGTACTTCGGCTGGTAATATCAATATTGTACCAACTACAGGCAATATTGTATTGGCATCTGGCAATACCTACATCAACAACGTCAAGACTCCGGTACAAGACGGTGATGCAGCCTCTAAATACTATGTTGATACAATGGTATCATCTGGTATTGCATATCACCAACCAGTGCTTGCAGCCACAGTTTCTAACTCAGCTGTGACCACCGGCGGTACAGTAACTTATACACAACCCAATGGTGCTGGAAACGGCATTGGTGCATACCTGCAAACAACTGGTAGTTGGAATTTGATTGATAGCGCCAACGTCCAAACAGCCAACACACGTATCTTGATCAAGGACGAAGGCAACGCAGTTTGGAACGGTGTATATGGTTGGGCTAACGCCACCACAATCATTCGTACTACAGATGCTGATGAATATGGTCCAGATAGTACAGTGGCATTGAGTATCAACGATTACTTCTTTGTGTCAAGCGGTAGCGTAAATGCTGGATCTGCCTATGTAGTAAGCGCACCCACAGGCACAATTACCTTTGGCACATCTAATATCACATTTAGTCAGTTCAGCACAAGTCAAGTTTATTCAGCCAATGGATCGGCTGGTTTAAGTTTGAATGGTACTGTGTTCAATGCCAAAGTAGACAATGCTACCACAGCATTTGATGGCAATGGTAATATCATTGTCAAAGCGTCAGCCACTTTAACCACACCCAATATTGGTGCAGCAACTGGTACCAGTTTGAGCACAACCGGTAACGTCACCGGCGGCAATGTGTTGACAGGTGGACTAATATCTGCAACAGGAAATATCACAGGCAATTATATTATTGGTAACGGCAGTCAGTTGACCGGCTTGCCAGCAAGCTACAGTAACGCAAGCGTTGCTGCATACTTAGCATCAGGCGCTGATACATCAAACATCGTTACCACTGCCAACGTTTCAGGCGGCAACTTGCTGACTGGAGGTGCAATTTCTGCTACCAGCAACATCACTGGAGGAAACCTGCTATTAACATCGGGTACAATATCCGCAGCAGGCATGACTTATGATCCAGCCAATTATCTTTTGCAGATAGGCGGCACCGGTCCGGCAAATATTCGAATTGATGGATTGAGTGGCATATACGCTGGCACAGGTCGTCAAATATCAGCTATTGCAAACGTCACTGGCGGCAATTTGTTGACAGGTGGATTGATATCCGCAACTGCCAACATAACTGGTGGTAACTTGCTGACTGCAGGAGTAGTATCTGTAACTGGCAACATCATTGGTGCTTTAGATCTATATATAGGTAACGGCGCCGCTGCAACTAGTTTTGTTAACCCCATTGCAATTTTCAAAGATACTGGTAATACCTATGTTCAAGTTGCTGCAATTAATAGTGCAAGCACTGGCTCTGCTGATTTTACTGCCTATGGAAACAACGGCGATGATACTCAGTCTTGGGCTGATATGGGCTTTACTGGCAATGCATTTACTGACACTAATTATACAGTAACTGCTCCTGGGGATGGTTATTTCTTTGTACAAGGCAACACTGCCACTGGTGGCAATTTGGTGATTGCAACTGGTGCAATAGGCAACACCAAAGATATTGTTTTTGCAACCGGTGGATTCTTGGCAGGGAATATCAAAGCTAGGTTAGTTAATTCCACTGGCGCATTTAGTGTTACTGCTAACGTTATTGGTGGAAACATAACCACAGCCGGACTTATTACTGCGACTGGCAACATTAGCTCAGCTGGCAACATATCAGCCACGTACTTCATTGGTAATGGTAGCTTGTTGACTGGTATATCAGCAGGAAGCTCATATTCCAATGCTAACGTGGCTGCTTACTTGCCAACTTACACTGGCAACATTGCTGCCAACAACATCAGCATTACCACTTCGTTAACTGGCAATACTATCAGTACCAGTGGTAATATTACTACTAGCAACTTATCTCTATCTTATGGTGTAATATCTACTGCCGGTATGGTCTATGATCCAGTCAACTATCTATTGACTATTGGATCAGGACCCGCTAATGTCAGAATTGATGGATTTGGTGGAGTGTACGCTGGAACTGGGCGAGTAGTATCCGCAGTTGGTAATATCACTGGTGGTAACTTGTTGACAGGTGGATTGATTTCAGCCACATCAACAGTCACTTCAGCAGCCAACATCACTGGTGGTAACTTGTTGACAGGTGGATTGATTTCAGCAACTGGAAATATCAGCTCAGCTGGTAATGTATCAGGCACATACTTCATTGGTAACGGCAGCTTGTTGACTGGTATATCATCGGGCAGCAGTACCAAGATCAGCAATGGTACATCAGAAGCCAACATTGGTACATCGGGTGGCAATGCCAATATTTCAATTGGTGGTACTGCAAACGTTGTGGTTGTGGCCAATACCGGTGTGTATGTGTCTGGAATAACCAGTGCCAGTGGTAATATCGTAACTGCAGGCAATATAGTTACTGGAGGAGGTACAGGTGGTAACATTAGTGGTGTTAATTATATAACTGCTACCACATTTAGTGCCACTTCAAATATAATTACAGGTGCCGGAACAGGTGGTAACATTAGTGGTGCTAACGTTATTTCTGCTACTACACTGAGTGCTACTGCCAACATAACTGGTGGTAACTTGTTAACTAGTGGTTTGATCAGTGTTACTACATCAATCACCGCCGGAGCAGCAATCAGCGCCACAGGCAACGTTACTGGCGGTAACATCCTAACCGGTGGCATAGTCAGTGCTATTGGTAACATTGTAACCAATGGTTCGATTAGTGCTGTTGGCAACATTGTATCAATTGGTAACATCAGTGGTGGTAACGTGTTAGGCGGAGCCAACGTCAACGCTACAACCCACACAGGTACCACAGTATCAGTAACAGCCAACGTCACTGGCGGTAATATTATCACAGCTGGCGTTGTTAGTGCTGCTGGTAACATACAATTGGCAAACGGCTGGTTGATCAACGCCGGCGCGTCTAAGCTGACAATTTATTTTGGTGCCACAGCAGTGTTCTCAATTGACGCCACAGGCAACGTGATTGGCAAGGCTGACGTAACTGCATACGGCACACCATAAACTGTGGGTTAGTTTGCTACAAAAATAGCAGACTCCACAGTTTGTATTTTTGCTTTGATGCTTTCCAAGTTTACTGTGTTCCACAAACCTGGATGCATGGGTCTGGGCCAAGAACCACGATCAATCCAGGCATAGCCCATGTGTTCGTGATTGAGCACAGGAACAAATTCTGATGCAACCACACAGATCCATGTGTAGTATTCAAACGCACCGTCAGCTGAAGTAAACTTTTCCAAGGGCATCATTTGTTGATATGCGGGGAAACAGCCCAGTTCTTCAGTACACTCACGTTCCATGCCGCCTAACAGCGTTTCGCCAGATTCTATTTTGCCCCCGGGCAAGCCCCATGCGCCGGGGTGTTTGGCATCGTTGCGTAGCAGATAGAGATAGCGTCCGGTGTCTCGAGCCAGAAACCAAACGCCAACGGCTTTTACAGCACCAGGCTCCATGTGCCGCCGGGGTAAACGCCCTGATAACTTTTTATCCATTCTGCTCCTGTCCATTCGTATTGGATACCTGTAGTTATGTTGGTCACATACTGAATGTCAGTTTCTCGAGCAGACAAGAATGTCACACGCCAGCGATTTTGACCAGTGTATTCGATAATATCATTGGCACCGGCCACAAGAGGTTGTCCATCCTCGCCTAACCAAGCTTCGGGATTGGCCTCATTGGCCCAACTGCCTGTGGACTCAGTCAGCAGGTATCGTGTGCCCACCACCGGTGCAGGCAATCCTGAATCCGGGCCCACAGCCAGGGGATTGATAATGGCAGTGATAGGCGTCATGGTGTTTTGCGGTGCAGTGTCTGCGTCAGGTGTGTAAATCACCAGTCGATCGTCATTGGGGTTGATCACAATGGTGCCCACAATGGTTGTTCCGTTAGGTTGATCCAATCTAATTTGACTAATGCCCGGGCGCAAAACACCATATGCACCAATCACAGCGTTCCATGACAGTGGACTTTCGGACACCAGTTCGGTGGGTTGTAAGCTTTGATCACTGCCGTTGGGTGTGATAGTGGGCGCCTGCAACACTTGAATTTGATTGTCGATTACCATGATCTTGTAGTTCCATGGCGAAATCATCATTCTGGTGCCCAACAACAAGTCATTGTTGGTTATGGCATCAATGGCATCGCCCTGTGCATCAAATATACCAGCAACAATGCGCTCGATAACGCCAAGCTTTTTAATCTTGGCAGGACTGGAAATCCAAATTGGCATGCTGAACTTCAAGGTGGCGATGTCAATGGGATTTTCTTGGCCCTGTGGTATGGTTCTACTGCTCCAAGTAGTGCTGTCCAAATACATCACACTCAAGCTGGTCCAGTCAATGTAGTTGTCTGTTGATTGTATTTCCAAACTGGGATTGAACAAGGTAAGAATTTGCTCTAGCAACTGTAATTTTTGGTTAGTGTTGCTAGTCCAAATGTCCAAGTTAATCGAGAGCTTGTAAGGCACAGGCATCAAGCGTTCCACTGTGAATGCATTGCCTTGCGTGGTTTCGTAGGTCTCGGTCATAGAATCGTATGTGCGCTGGCGAACCGAAATGTTGTTTACAAAGTACGGCTCTTGCATGCGCTCACGTTCATAGTCCAAGCTAGAAATGTAAAATGTCATCATTGGGGTCGATGGCAAGCTTGAAGCAGAGTTTTCTTGAATGATAGTTTGGGCATTGCGAGTGGCATCGCCGTAGCGTACAGGCACACGTAGCAAAGTGGCATTGTTGACCCCGTCAGTTTCGTTGCCATACATTACCTGGAATCCAGAAAAGATTCTAGTAAATTGCAGTAAGAATCTGCGTATTTGTGCGTCATAAAAAAATTGCTGCATGTTTGTCCTGTTTGATTAGCCAATAGTAGGTGGGTTGGGCGGCAAGTTTCCGCCCTGGTCGCCGTTGTCGGCCTTGGGACGCAGGGCTTGCGATAAACTTTGACGCTGTGGAATGGGTCCCATGTCTGTGGTATTGGTAGTGTATGTATTGTTGACAAAGCTGGACCGTAAAGTTTGGTTCTCTGGACCATTGCTGAGATCTGTACGAACTTTGTCTTCAATGCGAACCCACAATCTACCATTGTATCGGAACAAGCGATTGGGCTTGTAATCCAGTCGTAGCGCAAAGTCTCCCACCACAGGATTGGCTGGGAAGCTAACTCCAGCAGTTACAGGGAATCCGTTGGGTGCAAGGCCGTCGCCTGTCAAGTATCCAGCAGTCCATCCGTCGGCTCTGGGAGTCAATGCTTGGCCGCCTTCGGTGCTGTCCACTGGTACAGTCTGGTCTGCTCTCAGTCCAGTAGGATCAGCCGGTTCTCCCGTTAGTGTGGTTGGATACACATACAACGGAGCCACGTCATAGCCCGACTTGGGCACTTCCACTGTGGCTTGAGCCACAATGTCATCATTGATTTGGTAATCTTTGGTACGAGTACTTTGAATATCACTTATGGTAGGCGGAGTGTACGGAGCCCAGTAACTGGTGTTTGTGATGTCTGTTCCTGACGGAACGTTTTGAATTGCTCTGAAATATTCGTTGCCTTGATTCACAATGGTTCCTGCAGGATAAAAGTTGCCATCGTCCCAGATGTTTTCTTCCACAAACGGCTTGTTGAGAATGTCTGAGAATTCTTGTTGGTTGTTTAATGGTGTAGCCTTGATACGCCACAAGTGCGGCAACCAAGTTTGGCTAAATCCCTCTGACGCATAGTTGGCATCTTGAATTTGATAGTAACGTGGCAATGCTCGGGGAATGGCTTCGTTTAATGGATGATAATCTTTTAAGTTTGGAACTTCGATCACATCGCCGTTCATGAGCTTGCGACCAAATGTGTCAATCATGTCGTTGTAGTGGAATGTCATAAACAGTGTGTCAGAGTTTAGGAACAGTCCAAATTGTGTTAGGTCAAAGTCCACATCCTGTGTTCTGTATACACCACGCATGATAAAAATGTCGGGTGCGTATGTTCGATCACGGTTTTCCAGCAACAGCAAGTCTTGGATGTTGAGTGGGCTTTGTGTTTCGTAAACAGGTTGAGTAACGTCAAAATTTCCGCTGCCTGGAACATCAGCACCACCAGTTTGTGGACCGAGATACTTATGGATGTAGATATCGAGGCCGCCAACAGTAAACATCTCACTGATTGTGCGGTCAAAAAATTGGTAATCTTTGGTCCTATTGGGACGGTATAAACTGAGTCTTGGCATGGTAATACTATTTATTGACGGTTGACCATTAAATCTCAAACTGCTATAATTTGGACATGAAAGTAGTTAAATTAAACCGCAGATTTCGGCAGTTCAAAGAAGCCGGGCACACAGTGGCCTTGCGTTTTGAGCACGGTCATACCCCAGATTCCATAGCAATCGAACGAGCATGCCGGGATCGGTTGAAAGAAAACGGCTGGAATCGCAATCACTCCTGGTATACCTATTATGGTGATCGTCCCAGTCGCGATGCTGTTCGTCCATATTGGATCACATTTCGCAACGAAGCAGATCTTACTTTAGTACTACTTTCTGCTGACTTGACCAAAAAACCCTAATATGCTACAATACACACTTGTTCAACAAAGAGGTGTGTTATGCAGGCTATCAATTTTGTTGCAAAATATTCCGCCACTAACAAGTCCAAAGCCGTAGTGCCTTACGACAAAGTTAAAGCAACGGAAAAATGGGTAGAGTATGCACTGGACATTGTAGACATGTCCCACATGCTCATGAAGTCAGATTTTGACACTAAGTGGAAACTAATGGCTGCTCTTGAGATTGCAGAGCGCAAAAAGGCATACATGTACCGCCACAAGAATTTTGACATCAACCGCGCACTCAAAATTTTTGATGCTGTAAAAAATCTGCCCAAAACTAAGTAAGGACTAACATGACAGCAATCGCATATAAAATTAAACCGCTCAATCCCCGAAGCGCCGACACCAAATATGTGGGCGTGGAACCCACATGGCGAACACAACCAGTTGAGGGCCGCATCAGTGCCCTGAGTAATGCATTTGGTTGGTACAACTACTTCTATGGCAAAAAAGAAGCCAAAGACATGATTGCTCAGTATTTGGATGCACACAACCGCACCAAAGACGCTAAGAAAATCCGTGCGCTGAGTGACAGCCAAATTCGACTGACCACTGGCTGGTTGTGCCGCATGAGCATGATGGGCTTGGAACTGGATGAACACGAACAAATCAAGCTGGACAATTTGATTGCTGAATTGTTAACGCTCAAAGAACAACGTCAAGAAGAAGTTGCGGCAGAAGAAGACGCTCCGGCCAAGCCCAACATTCAAGACCGCCTGCGCGAAAAGGTGTCGGAATGTGCTGGCGAGTTAGATGGTATGTTTGACGAGTTTGTGGCTGCAGGTGCCAAGATGTCAGCAGACTACAAACCTGTGAGCCTGATCCGTAGCATGAACATTGCTCCACAGTTGATCTATATCATCAGCGACATTTGGAAACGCAAACTGGAAGAATACGAAACTGTGATTGAGGGCAAAGACGGTGCGCTGGCCGAAGGCTATCGGCATTTCAGCAAAATCCAGCTTCGCAACATTGTGAAGTTCTGCGAAACTGTGATTTCGGACTGCGGTGCTTATGTGCAGATCAAGAAAGTGGAACGCAAGCCACGCAAGGTCAAACCTGTAAGCCCGGAAAAGAAAGCAGCCAAGTTCAAGATTCTTGCAGAATTTGCTGAACTCAAGCTGAAATCATTGCCTGCAACTGCCTTGGTTGACAAAGCAGAAGCATGGTTGTATGACACCAAGAAGCGCAAGTTGATCCACATTGTTGCAGATGAATACACCAAGGCGTTTACTATTAAGAACAACAGTGTAATTGGCTTCAGCACTGTGGAAACGCTCCAGAAAACTGTGCGTAAACCTGCAGAAGTTGTCAAAGCAATCAGTAGTGCCGGCAAGCCCGCCGCCCGCAAGATCTTCAAAGATCTCACTACCACAGAAACAGCGTGGAATGCCCGAGGCACCGAAAACTTGGTAATCTTGCGTAGTTGGTAAGCTAAATACAGGGACCGGGAGTCCCTGTATGATCCAAGAGCAAGATACTCTTTCAACACTGAAGCAAAACCTAATAGAATACGTCAAACTACAGTTGGGCGGAGATATCATTGACCTTGAGCTAGACCCTAGCCATTTCGAAGCTGCATATCAAAAGACCATTGGCACCTATCGTCAACGTGCCAACAATGCTTACGAAGAAAGTTACAGCTTTTTTACCCTGGTAAAAGACCAAAACATCTACACATTGCCGCAAGAAGTTATCAGTGTACGTCAGTGTTTTCGCAGAACATTTGGCGACGCTACAGGTCCTTTTGCGTCAAACTTTGACCCATTTGCTCAGGCCAGCTTGCAAGTTTATTTGATGAACTTCAACGTGGCTGGTGGCCTTGCCACTTACGATTTCTACAGCCAGTACACTGAGTTGGCTGCTAGAATGTTTGGTGGCTATTTCAACTACACATTCAACCCTGTGACCAAGAAGTTGCAGTTGATGCGTGACCCAAAAAACACTGGAGAAGCTGTGTTGATTTGGACTTACAATTTGAAGCCCGAAATCAACCTGCTGAGCGATCATCAAATTCAGCAGTGGCTCAAGGACTACATGGTTGCCAACTGCAAGATGATCATTGGTGAAGCTCGTGAGAAGTTTGCCACAATCGCCGGACCCCAGGGTGGCGGCAGCTTGAACGGCACTGCTATGAAAGCCGAAGCCCAAACCCAAATGGACGCACTGATTGGCCAATTGGTAAACTACGTAGATGGCTCTCAACCATTAACCTGGGTTATCGGCTAAATCCCACTAGAACAACACTTGCTAATCTGTTACAATGTCTGCATGGACTTGATGATAGACTTAGAAGGACTTGGCACTGCGCCCGAAGCAACAATTTTGACCATTGCGGCGCAGGCATTTGATCCGCTGGGATCAGGTTATTATGCAGATAAACTCTACTATGCTAGAGTCACACTGGAAAGCCAAGAAAACCGCAACATTGACCAAGGAACCATTGAGTGGTGGGCCACGCAACCTGCTGTAGTGCGGGACGAAGCGTTTGCGGAAGAAGGTCGCATTCCTTTGGATCAAGCCCTGGACGAATTGGCTAAATTAATATGGCATTCAAACCGTATCTGGGCACAAGGCCCAACATATGACATGACCATATTAGAGCATGCATACAAAAGCTACAACAAAACTTTGCCTTGGCAGTATTACAAAGTGCGAGACAGTCGTACACTATTGAGTCTATGGCCCGATGTAGAAGCGCCCCCGGCCAGCCATCATGCTTTGGAAGATTGTCGTAGGCAAATCAGCATGGTACAGGATACATTACAATATTTCAAAATAAAGGAACTTCGATGATCATTGGAATTTGCGGATTAATTGGTGCTGGCAAAGACACTGCTGCTGACTATCTAGTAAACTTACATCATTTTCGTCGAGAATCATTTGCCAACAGCTTGAAAGATGCAGTGGCCCAAGTGTTTGGGTGGGACAGAACCATGCTAGAAGGGCGTACAAAACAAGCTCGGGAATGGCGAGAGCAAGTGGATCCATGGTGGTCCGCCAGGCTGGATATGCCCGATCTTACTCCGCGTTGGATATTGCAATACTGGGGCACAGATGTGTGTCGCCGGGCTTTCCACGACGATATTTGGATTGCCAGCTTGGAAAACAAACTACGCAACAGCCAAGATGATGTGGTGATCAGCGACTGTAGATTTCCCAACGAAATTCTAGCTATCAAACGTGCCGGCGGCATTGTGGTACGTGTAGTTAGAGGACCTGAACCCGAATGGTATGATGCTGCTGTGAGTGTAAATCGTGGTCCTGATGGTAACTCCAGCTGGGCACTAAGTAGGCGCCAACTAGAAAAACTCAAAATCCATGCGTCAGAAACGTCTTGGATTGGCACCAAGTTTGATGCTGTGCTAGACAACAATGGCACCTTGGATCATTTGTATGAGCAAGTTAAGAATCTGGCTCAAGGTCCCCTGGTCGCCAAATAACAGCGGATCGTTTGATCATGGCCACACAGTTGAGACACACTGTGCGTAGGTTTCTTAACTCAGAATTGTTGAGATTTCCGTCTATGTGGTAAACCAGCAACTGTGTTGGATGAGCTGCCCTAAACCCGCATTTGTCACATGCGGGTTTTTTCTTGTATCCGTTTGATTGCCATCGGGGCACAGGAGCCCGTGCCTTTTTACCTTTTTTGATACAAACGTCGCAGCGGGACCTATAGTGAGGTACACCTTCTTTGAGGTAGTTCACAGCACTGTGTCGTTGCCCACAGGCCTTGCATACGGGTCTATTCATGCGGTATTTATAAACGGACCTTTGCAAAGGGATGCATAACGGCTACTTTTTGATGGTTGCGAATAAATATTAGAACTTGAAAAGGATTCAACCATGGCATTAGTATCACCAGGCGTACAAGTAACAGTAATTGACGAAAGTCAATATATTCCATCAGCAGTCAACACAGTACCATACTTTGTTATTGCTACTGCACAGAACAAAGTTTCTGGAGCAGGTGTTGGAGTAGCTGCTGGAACAACCGCCGCCAACGCTAACAAAACTTATCTAATCACTAGCCAACGTGATTTGACCGCCACATTCGGCGTACCGTTCTTCTACAACACAACAACTGGTACACCAATCAACGGTTACGAACTAAACGAATACGGATTGTTGGCAGCGTATTCTGCATTGGGCATCAGCAATCGCGCTTATGTTCAACGTGTGGACATCGACCTCAGCGAACTCACAGCCAGCTTGACCCGTCCAAAAGGCACTCCCAACAACGGAACCTATTGGTTGGATACCAGCACCACAACATGGGGAATCCAAGAGTGGAATCAAACTACCAATGCATTCACAGTAAAAACTCCACTGGTTCTTAACAGTGCTGACCAAGTTGATGGCAGCAATGTTCCTCTAGACACAATCGGAAGCATTGGCAATTATGCAGTGGTCACAACCACTGTTCAGAACATCGGTTATTATAAAAACAATGACAACACCTGGGTAGTTGTTGGTAGCGATGCATGGAAAACATCATGGCCTACTATTACTGGAACCAATACTCCAGAAAGTTTAACTATTGGTGCAAACATGTACGTCAACGGAACTTTGGTAACTGTTGACGATGTAAACACACCAGAAGGATTCGCCGACGTTATCAACGCTGCAAGTATTCCGGGTGTTACTGCTGCTGCTACAGCATTGACAGGTGGACGTTTGGCTCTGTACGGCGATTCAACTGCTACCAATGACGGTTCCACAGCCGACGGTGGCGTTATCAGCATCGAGCCAGGACCAAACGCAGGCGCAGCATTGTTGACTGCATTGGGCATCACTGCTGACGAGTATCGCACTCCTACATATTTCCCAGGATACAGCTACCAAGCACCACGCTGGGGAACAACTCAAACAATCCCACATCCTACAGGAAGTGTATGGCAAAACATGAGTTCAGTCAACAATGGCTTGAGCTTGAAAGTCAAAGAATACAGCACCACATTGGGTACCTGGGTTGCTCAAACAACCAATGCCTATGATGGATTCCCAGCTGCATTGTACGGTCTAGACCCAAGCGGAGGTGGCAAGAACATTGCAGTAGGTACAACCATTGCACTGTGGGACGCCAACTTCTACAACACTGATCCTAACATGTCTCAAGCCATTGAGATTTACGAAAAGGCAGCATTTGGCGCCACAGTAGTAACTGGAACCACAGTTCCAACTGGCAATGCATTTACTCCAGGCAACAGCATCTACATTGAAGCCACTGCCGCAGGCACAACCACTCTCAATACCGGAACAGCAACCATTGGTGGCACAGGTACCGTGGGTGATTTTGTTTCTGCAATTAGTGCTGCTAACGTTCCTTATGTGTCAGCCAGTGTTGATACAGCTGGTCACATTGTATTGACACACAGCCAAGGCGGCTTGATTCAATTGAGCAACTTGTCTGGTTCTGCATTGAGTACTGCTGGATTTACTGGCGCAACACCATTTGTAAGCATTTCGTCAGCTGACGGAACCACACTGGAATTGAGCAACTTTGTTACATCCTCGCTGTTCACATACACTGCCAGCGACACATCACCTGACCAAAATCCAGCTGATGGCCGCTTGTGGTACTACAGTGCTGCCGATCAAGTTGATATCATGATCCAAAACAACGGTTCTTGGGTCGGCTATCAGAATTGCAGCAACGACGTTCGTGGCTTCAACTTGAGTCTAACCAACGCTGCTGGTCCTATCATTGCTTCCACAGCACCTACCACACAAACCAACTTGGCACAAAGCCCGTTGCAATATGGCGACTTGTGGATTGATTCCAGTGACTTGGAAAACTATCCAATGATGTATCGTTGGCAACAGGTCAACGGACAAGATCAATGGGTAGCAATTGATACCACAGATCAAGTTACTCAAAACGGTGTGTTGTTTGCTGATGCACGTTGGGCCACTAACGGTACAACAGATCCAGTAAGCGATCCGATTCCTACTATTGTTAGCTTGTTGACCAGCAACTATTTGGATCTAGATGCTCCTGATGCGACTCTATATCCCGAAGGTATGTTGTTGTGGAACACACGCCGCAGTGGTTACAACGTCAAGAGCTTCCAGGCCAACTACTTCAATGCAACTGATTTCCCTGATCAATCATTGCCAGAGCAAACCAATGCCTGGGTAACTGCCAGCGGTAACAAAGCCAACGGCGCCATGTATGCAGGTCGTTTGGCACAGCGCGAAATCATTGTCAAGGCCATGAAGTCGGGCTTGGATACCAGCCTGGGCGCCAGAGAAGAAACAGCTCAGTTCACACTGATTGCAACTCCTGGATATCCAGAAATGATTCCTAACATGATTGCACTCAGCAACGAGCGCAACAACACCTTGTTTGTAGTTGGCGACACACCAATGCGTTTGGCCGGTAACGGTACAGACTTAGTTGCTTGGGCTACCAACAACAATGGTTTGGGATTGGCCACTGAAGACGGACTGCTGGCCACAAGCCAATATTGCGGTGTGTTCTATCCAAGTGCCACAACCACAGACCTCAGCGGAAACACAGTTGTTGTTCCTCCAAGCCACATGATGGTTCGCACTATTATTCGCAGCGACGAAGTTGCTTATCCATGGTTGGCTCCGGCTGGTACACGCCGCGGTGTTGTTGACAATGCTATCCAGATTGGTTACGTTGATGCAACCACTGGAGAGTTTGTGCCACTCAGCGTGAATCAAGCTCTGCGCGATGTGCTGTATGAGAACAATGTAAACCCAATTACATTCATTCCTGGAATTGGTATTACCAACTTTGGTAACAAGACTTCTACCACAATCACATCTGCTCTGGATCGTATCAACGTGTCACGTTTGGTTGCGTTCTTGCGTGGCAGACTAGAAGAAATTGGCAAGTTGTACTTGTTTGAACCAAACGATCAAATCACACGTCAAGAAATTACCAATACTTGCAACAGCTTGATGATCGACTTGATTGCCAAACGTGCTATCTATGACTATTTGGTTGTTTGTGACTTGAGCAACAACACACCGGCTAGAATCGATAGAAACGAGCTTTGGGTAGATATTGCTATCGAACCTGTCAAGGCAGTGGAATTCATCTATATTCCGTTGCGTATCAAGAACACAGGAGCTATTGCAGCTGGGCAATAAAATAAGGCCCAAGGGCCTTATTTTTCCAGTCTTATAGCAGGTAAATAAAAGTAACAGGAGAGATTATAAAATGCCAGTTTCATCACTACAAAGAATGACAGTACCGCTAGCGTCTGACCAAAGTGCTAGCACACAAGGTCTGTTGATGCCTAAACTCAGATATCGCTTTCGAGTGATGTTTGAAAATATTGGTGTTAGCAAACCAACTACTGAATTGACCAAGCAAGTTGTCAGCTTCAGTCGTCCAAATTTGACATTTGAAGAAATTCCATTGCCTATCTACAACAGCACATTGAAACTGGCTGGACGTCACTCATGGGCAGATGTAACATGTGAAATTCGCGACGATGCATCAGGCAACGTAAGCAAGCTGATTGGTGAGCAGATGCAGAAGCAAATGGACTTCTTGGAAATGAGTAGTGCCGCTTCAGGTATCGACTACAAATTCAAGACAATGTTTGAAATACTTGACGGTGGTAACGGTGCCAACGAACCAGTTGTGCTAGAGTCATGGGAACTGTATGGCTGCTACCTCAAAGGTGCTGACTACGGTGCAATGAACTATGGTACCAACGAAGCTGCAACAATTTCATTGACAATTGCTTTTGATAATGCCAACCAAGGCAATCAAGGTGGTGGCGGTATTGGTGGTATCACTGCTCGTACACTCAACAACGTTGTGACCGGTGCCGGCCAAGGCATCTAAGGATTAACCTATGCCTACATTTGGGCAAGATTTCCTTCAGGGATTCACAGCTAGCAATAACTTGCGTGATTACACTCACGCAAGCAAAGTTTTTACCACAAACTCTTGGGAACTTAAACCACGGTTCAAGTTCCTTTTCCATGTGGTGTTTACACTCAACGTGGGGCAGATAGCCGCACTGCGAAACTCCAAGGTATTTGGGGCAAGTCAAATTTATAATCTCAGCCTGGCAGTAAAGACTATTGACTTACCTAAGTATACAATTTCCACTGACACTCTCAATCAGTACAATCGCAAACGTGTGGTTCAGACCAAGATCAACTATGATCCAGTGACTGTGACATTCCACGACGACGGTGGCGACAACATTCGCGAAATGTGGTATCAGTACTACAGTTACTACTACAAAGATCCTGCACAAAAATACAGTAATATTTCTAACACTAACGGCAGTATTGGCGCTATAACCAATTCAACCAACAATATGGATTACAATGCCCGAGACATTTATGAACAAAGTCGGGTGGCCAACGTAAACGATTGGGGCTACATTGGAGAAAGTTACACCGACGGTGCCACTAGTGCTGCTAGTGGCAAGCCTCCGTTTTTTAGAGACATTCAAATCTACGGCTTTGACCAGCACAAATATGCAAGATATGTGTTGATCAATCCGCTAATCACCAGCTGGGCACATGACCAATATGACTACAGTCAAGGAGCAGGCATCATGCAAAACTCCATGACCATTGCATACGAAACCGTGAAGTACTACTCGGGTGGACTTGGCAAGCCCGACGCCAACGTTGCTTGGCCAGATACTGCACACTACGACAATACTCCTAGTGCTCTCAGTCGTCCTGGCAGTACCGCTAGTATATTTGGCCAAGGTGGCTTGCTCAGTACTGGACAAGGTATCATACAAGATTTGCAAAGCGGCAGCGTATTGGGCCTAATTGGTGCAGCACAAAAGGCCGGAGCTGCATACAATACTCTCAAAGGCAAAAATCTCAAGAGTATTGTACAAGCTGAAGCCACGTCAATTGGTAAAGATGTTATTCAAGGCCAACTGCCTGGGGCGGTGAGATCAGTTGCAGGCAAGGCCGACGGCTGGTTGTTCCCTAATAAAACACTACAACGCCAAGCCAATACTGAAACTCCACCTATCTAAATATGTCAACAGTAAATTATACCAATACCAAAGTAGATTTGACCGTCCGGGTCTTTGATAATTTTTACAAGTATGATGTAAATGTACCTGCTGCTGAGTATGATATTGTGTACAGCTTTTTCAAGCAAGCAATGTCCAATGCTCGTGCTGCTGGCAATTTTACTGTGAGTTTGTTTCAAGTGGCTGACCAAACAGGCATACCTGTGCTGACATTGTTGGACAACATGAAAGGCCAAACCGGTCTTGATCTCACTGTCAGCATGGCTTATTACCTCAACAACATTCGCAGCAATGCCACGCTGTTGGGTGTCAACGCTCAAACAACTCCTAATTTTTACGCAGCTAGAAACGTATTGCAATGAGCAAGTGGGCACAAGGCGTATATCAAGTGATCAATAGATCCAAATACGTGGGTCAAGGTCTGCCGCGCTATCGTTCGGGCTGGGAACACAGTTTCATGCGCTTTCTTGATTCTAACGACCACATACTACAGTGGGCATCAGAAAGCATACGCATACCCTATCGACATCCTATCACTGGTAAAAATACAACTTACGTTCCTGATTTTTTGATCACATATCGTACCAAAAACAATACTGTGAAAGCAGAACTAATTGAAATCAAACCCAAAGGACAAAGTGTTATTGCTGAAGGACAAAAGCCAAGGGATCGAGCAGTGGTAGCAATCAACTATGCCAAATGGGCCGCGGCCCAAGCCTGGTGCCAACGCCAGGGGCTGACATTTAGGGTCATTACCGAAGATGACATGTTTAGAAACGGCAGCAAGTAACAGTCACTAAATAGGTGATGTCCAAGAAACTTGAAGAATTATTTGATCTGCCCGCAACAGAAAGCGATTTAGCTGTGTCTGTGCCCGCTATCCCAGAAAACCAAGAAAAAATTGCTGCTATAGACGAAGCAATTGACAAAATTGATCATGCCTTGCCAGCAGTACGAGGACTAGAAGCAACTGATCAAGAAATGGACACGCTGGCTGATTTGGCCACATCAAGCTACAAAGACCTAATGGACTTGGGCATGCAAGTTGACTCAAGATTTGCATCAGAAATTTTCAGCGTGGCTTCAAACATGCTAGGGCATGCTATCACAGCCAAGACTGCCAAGCTGGACAAAAAGCTCAAGATGATTGATCTACAGCTTAAAAAAGCACGATTAGATCAACAGCAAGCCAGCAAAGAAGCCGATGGAGAAGCAATTCCAACTGCACAAGGAATGGTGTTGAGTCGTAATGATTTGTTGGAGCGCATTATAGCCGGTAGCAAAGAAAACGCTAAAAAAGAATAAATATATCACAGGAACCTGACAATGAAACCATTTGCACAATATCTTGCTGAAAGCGAACGTACATACGATTACCGCATTAAAATGTGTGGTGACGCATCTACCGACTTCGTCAAGCAACTCAAATCCAAACTAGACCAGTTTGCTCCAGTTAAAATGAGCGACATCAAAACCACTCCAGTTCAGATTATCCCAACAGATTTTCCAAACTTCAAAAACGAGCGTGTTAGTATGTTTGATGTCAGCTTCAGATACCCAGCTATCGAGCCACAAATCAAGCAATTGGCTCAGTTGCTAGGAATGGATCCCAACAAGATTGTAATGCAAACTCAAGCACATGTTGATGGTCTTGTTGATGAATACGAAAAGATTGAGGACCAAAACAAAGACTTGTTGACAGACACTGATTATCCTGCTGATACTGCTGAACAAAAGGCCTTGATCAAGGACTACTCAGCAGAGCCTCACAATCATGCTGTGTTAAGAAACGCCTACCGCAGTGACTTCACTGTAGCTGGCGGCAAAACACCACAAGCACAAACCACAAATGACCTTCCACAAGGTACCAAGGGCCCGATGTACAAAATCAATCGCCCAGCAAAGCCGGCCACAGGTGCCAACCCAAGAGGATAATAATAAAATGTCTGACAATTTCTTTTATGATATGAACAAAAAACTACAGCAAGTAGTTGACGCTCCTAAGAGTGAGCACAAGCAATTGAACGAGCGCGATGAAGGCAAGCACAACAATGCTACCACAGGTTTCAAAGCTCTAGCTGCTAAAGCCGCCAAGGAGTATGGCAGCAAGGCTGCTGGCGAGCGTGTGGCTGGTGCTGTACATGCCAAAATGAAAAAGGCTGGTAAGCTGGAAGAAGAGAACATGGAAGAAGGCATGTTGGACAGCCTCAAAGCTGGCGTAAAGAAAGTTGCCAAGAAAGGCCTTGAGAAGTTGGGACACGGTAGCGACGAAGCCATGCGTGCTGACCTGCAAAAGAAAATGGGTCTACCCCCAACAGGCAAGAAGCCCGTAGGCGAAGAGTATGGCCCAATGGAAGGCGGTGCCCCAATGACTGCCAAGCAAAAGAAATTTGCCAAACTGGCACCTCCTGCAGACAAGATCACTTTCGCTGACAAGATTGCTGGCGCCAAGAAAGAAGTTGACGAGATGCTGGGCGACGTTGCTGCTGACGCCATCAAGAAAGCTGTTACCAGCAAAGGTGGAAAAGTCATAGCCAGCAAGGGCGTTACCAAGCACCAGGCAGGTCCTGGAGTTTACGGCGGCTCTGAACCGGATGTGCATCCACTGGACCGCTTGAAAGGACCAAGCAAGAAAAAACTAACTGGCAAAGAAGAAACCGACGAAGGTTCGGACTGGAGTCAGCTGGGCAAAGAATACAGCCGTCCAAAGGTTGGTACTATCACACACGGACACAAGCATGACATTGAGCAAACTGCCACAGGTCAACGTGTGACTCGCCGCACAGATCCCAACACAGGACACTCAGTTGGTGCAGATGACGATGACAAGCCAGCAACTGGAGAAAAGCGCGGACGTGGTCGTCCAGCTGGCAGCAAGAAAGCCATGGGAGCCAAAGGCCCAAGTGGCAAGTCAAAGCTAATGACCAAAGAAGCTGATCACGATCAAAGCGAAGTAAAGGCCGCTATGGCTTTGCTGAAGAAAGCTGGTTACAAAGTTGAGAAGGCCGAACAAGAACTTGACGAAAAAGCAGTAAGCAAGGCCCAACAACGTTTTATGGGCATGGTCCACGCCACACAAAAAGGCGAAAAGGCTCCTTCAAAAGAAGTTGCTAAAGTTGCCAAGACCATGAAGAAGTCGGACGCAGAAGATTTTGCCGCTACCAAGCACAAAGGTCTGCCAGAAAAGAAAAAGCCCGAAGGTAAAAAGAAAGAAAAAACTGAAGAAGCAGGCGGCACAGGTACTCCCACAGCCAGCAGCGGATTCGGTTTCGGCAAAGGCATTTATGATTCAATGAATCGTGAATTGGAAAACATGATTGCTGAGTCAATGAGCATCAACATGAGCGACTCTACCGAAGGTGGCAAGAGCTTGACTGTTACTGCCACAGACGAAGACGCAATGTCCTTGGCTGCAATGTTACAAAACGCCGGCCTCGGCGGTGGCGAGCATGAACATGCTCAAGTAGTTGGTGGCGAAGAGCCTTGCGAAACATGCGGCAGTCATGACTGTGGCTGCGGCGACATTGAAGAAGCTGTAAGCGAGAATGAACCCAACTGGCCCACAGATGAAGTGACCAGCGATGATGCTCTACAATATTCCGGTGGTTTAAACAAGCCTAAGACAACTGTAGCCGGTGATGGTCAAACAACTGTTCCGGTAACAGCAGTTCAAGTTCGTGAAGAAGCCGAAGAAGAATTAGACGAGCAAGAACAAGTTATGGCAGTAGAAGAAGCCAAAGAAATGTGCGAAGTCTGCGAAGCTACTCCATGCAAGTGCGACGAAAATGTAGCAGAAAGCCTGGCCCGTTTCCGTAGCCTAGCCGGCATTCAAGAATCAGAAAAAGTCAAAGAAGACGACGTCGAAGAAGGCAACAAGTTTACCGGCGAGCTAGCCAAGGCACGTGCTGCTGGTAAGAAAGAAGCTGATTTAGACGGCGACGGCGACCTTGAAAAAGTTCGCGAAAGCATTTTCAACATGAACAATCTTTGGAAAGCCTACAAGGGGTAATCATGACATATAAAGCATACAATGAATC